GAAATTATCATTTTATTCGGCATATTAAATAAATGCGGCTTCATGTGATTAATATCCCTGCCTTCCTCGCGATGTAATCTGGATCAGCCTTAAGAGCGTTATCAAGTGTTCTTAAGTAATTGGTAAAGTAACTTGACCCTTTCCGGTTGGCAAACTGATAAATGGAAGTGTCTTGATTAAAGGACATTTTTTGAGCATCCCAGTTTGGTTGTGAAATTAAGGAATAATCAGCTATCAAATAAGTTATACATCTTTTGGCGGATACGTCTCCTAATAATGTAAGCGTTAATTTTAGTCTGGTTAAATCATTTGCCAATTCTTCAGAAGCCATATTATATAATTCTGTAAATTCAGCAAAAGTTAGATCTGCATCAGCATTTTCGACAGGAAAAGCCTCTGCCTCTGCCTCTGTCTGTATTGATCCTACTTGAGTTAATAAACCTAAGCTTATAATTATATCGGCTTCAGTAACGGTCATAGAACCTCCGAGAAAAATATAGAAGCCTTCAGCTAGAAGGCAGTCTATAGCCTGTAACCGTTCCGGCAGTGTTATTGAAATTGACCGTGATGTTTCCGGCTGCATCTTCAAATCTCGATGATTCAAGAGGCCCGACAAGCCTTGTAGAAAGTTGGGGAATAGTCAAAGTAAGATTCCCGAGCCCGGCTCTGAAATAAACACCCTTAAGGACCGTTACATTAAGCCCTGCGGCACTTGCAGTGTTAACAACCACAAGAAATAGCCGATTATCTTTAGAGGCAAGAATAGCGTGCTGATTGGCGCTAATAGCTGTGGCAGCGGTAGGGGTCTTATAAGAATCCATGATAAGCTGAGTTTCACCAATTACAACTCTAGGAGTAGCTCCAGCTATTGCCACAAAAGAAAGGGATATTAGCACAATGGCTAATACCAAATTTATAAATTTACTCATTTTTATCCTCTCCTTAAGTCTTGGAAGTTGTGAGCAGAGCGAGAGCGGTTGGCCTAACTATCTTAACGCCGTAGAAATGAAGACACTTAATGGCAGAGCTGAAAGAATCGTCGGGCCGGTATGCCTCAACATCGTTTATGCTCTCTGCATAAGCCGTTGCGGCGGTGCATCCTGCTACGCACTTGTAAAGAGTTCCGTCGGTATTTGGTACATTGTTGGATTCCAAAATATCCATTCCGGCAACACGGGTTACTATTCCATTGCGTAAGGCTTCATTTGATCCAGAAGCGGAGATATTGGAAAAGCGGTCGTCTTTGACCAATCCGCCAATCATCCAAGGCGGCAGGATCGCCCAACGTCCAACCTTAGGTGCAGAGGCTTCGTTGAGTTTCACAGAAATATCGGTCAAATAATCGTATGTGGTCGTTCCGGCGGTTGTACCTGGTACGATAGGAGACCCTGTGGTACCAATCTTATTTGCTTCGGCTACACCGGCAACCATCTGAGCGGCTATATACTGATCGGCGCTATCTGCCAGGGCATAGCTTGATTCAGCCATCGCGGCATCCATAATATTTGCATTAATTTGAGCTGCATCTATATCGTCAATTTCCCAGTTCGTGTAACTGGCCTGATCAATAACAAGGCTTGTCGCGGCATCAGAAAGAGTATCAGGGGTTGCAATTGCCACGTTCTTAGTATAGGGCTTCGCGGTTATTGGTGCCACGGCGTTGATGTGTACGGTCGATCCAAGGCCCTTAATTTCGCCCTCATAGTCTTTGTTTACGACACCAAGTTGTCCATATACCAATGCCTTATTAAGGTTAAACAAGGCACGGGCGGACCAAATCTCCGAAAGGAAGTTATTAATAGTCATTTGTAATTAAACCTCATTAAATTTTTATTTTAAATTCCAGATTTTAATGCTCTTTGAACATCAAGCCATCTGTCGTTAATTTCTTGAGCGGTCATCTTTTTTAATGACTCGCGGGTAATAAGTGTCAAGGTCGTGTTTGCAGGGTTCGTATCTGCTCCAATCTTTTCTGGTGCAGGTTTTGATTTTTCCACCAGAGCCTTAAGAGTTTGAACCTCTATTTTTGCTTCCTCAACGCTTTTTCCCACAAGTCGAGATGCCCAGTCAAGAGGGAGGCCCGCAGATTGTACTATTCCGTCAATTTCGATTTTAGCGAGCTTATCTTTGAGGGTTGTGTTCTCTGCGGTCAGTGAATTGTAAGATTCAGTATTTTTATCCCGTTCTCTCAGGACCCGTTCGCCTATGATTTTATCAAACGCTTCTTGAGTGAAAGTAAGTTTTTCAGGTATTTCGTCAGACATAAGAAAACTCCCAGAATTCCCGACGAACGCCGGAGGAATCTGTAAACCTTTAAATCTATTTACATAAATATATCTAATAGTATTTAAACTTTGCTATCATTTTATGTATTCAATAAATTTCCAGAGTTGTCCACCTCCGACTAGAAACAAAAGGACGCCAATTGCGCCGTCTCTATAAGTTTGCCATCGCTCTAAAATTCGTATTCTTTCTGGCATTCTTTCATTCTGAATCAGAGCAATATCAACAACTGCTTTATCCTTGAACTTACAAAACGCTCTACATTTATCTTGAATGTAATCTAGTTTTTCATCGATTCGTGAGATAAAAATATCCTGCTCTTCAGGAGTCATAATTAACCCTCAAGAGCGGGAGAGGATACTTGTTCAACCTCCGCAGTTTTTCCTTCTAGAGAGGCAACTTGGGCCTGTTCTAAATCATCGGCTGGCAACCCATCGCACCAGTTAATAGCGATTTCATTAAGAGCGATAGCACCGGGCACTTTTTTAATTACTTCTAATTGGCTTGCAAGCTTCAAAACTAGCTTATTCTTTGGTTCAATTGTTATTTTGAGACGATTACATTTACTCAGTGGGCTTATTAGGAGCCTGCGAAGCCCCGCGCTACTATCAAGGCGGTTTAATTTGCCTGAGTCACCGAATAAAAGCGGGCTAGTCTCAGAGAGAGCGTAAAGCTGAGTTAAAAAGAACTCCATCTCTTTAAAGGCGGATTCAAGTTTTCCATCCCACGTCACGTATTGAGGCGCTACCTCACCCTTACTGAGCGGGAAGTAATGGCCTCCGGCTCTAAAAATATCATCTCCGCTGTCTGGATCAGTCGCTATACACGATTCTCCGCCACTCATCGATGGGTCGCTGTGTTTAGCAATAACTCTATCTATTTGGCAGATCCTCATTTCCAGCGCTTCAACGAGATTTATATAATCGTCAAAATCGCTTAATCCCATTGGAGAATCTGAGGTTGGTAGATTATGAACATTTACGATTAAAAAATCATCTATTCCTGTATTTGTAAATTCTTTAAGATCCTTATATCTAGAATGGCTTCCGAGGTTTAATTTTTGGCCAATCTTGTCATTATCAATTTCATACAATCTTTGTTCTATTTTTCCTTTTGAATGTATTTCGGCTCTGAGATATACTTTCTTTGTTCCGTCGTCTAGGATTTCCTCAAAAGACCAAGCGAGAACGTGGAAATTTATCTTTCTGATGTTATCGGGGGCCAAAATTGGCAGCCAATATGCTGGATTTTGTGACTCTATGGTAGCTCTAGTGCCATCGAAGCCAATTTTATATAATCCAGCAGAATACCTTAGAACATCAAGGCAAACTTCATAACTCACCTGGTTATAATCAGTTCCGTCAATTATGCTCTTTAAATATGTTCCGCTCGTGTCTGTGATGCTTGAATAGCCTGGAGTCTCCCCATAAAGTAAGTTCGCGAATGAAGTAACTATCCTTTTGGGCCAACCAAGGGTAAACTTAAGAGTGCTTGAGCCGTCTTCTCTGAGATAACGAGCGAGATCTGTAAATACCTCGCTGTGGCGATTCTCGAACAGCAGCTTATTTTTGGCATAACTCGCGAGCCTGTTTTTAGTATCAAGGTCTTCAACGGGCCAGGAATTTCCCGGTTCTAGAAATTTAAGATTTACCAACATGTATTAATTACCTCAAATATATCTATTTTGGAAGTTCAATAGGGGCCTTAGCATAAGTATGCCCCATAAATTCATTAACTCCATAACGGAGAGAATCGCAAGCGTGATCTCCTAATTTCAAGGGCTTATCTAAACCGATAGCAGAAGCTTTATCATCCCAAACGTAATTTTGTATTTCATCTATTAAATTTACACAATCTTTATAAATATAGATCTCTTCATTTGCCAGAGACTTAGCAGTCAATCTTATTCCTGAAATTACCTCGTTATCAGCAAAGCCAACTCTGTAACGCTTCAAGGTTCTCAAAGTCGCGATAAAGGAGCTGGCTGCCGGATCCACTAGAACTTTCTGTGGCCATTTTCCGCCAAGAAAAGTAACCAGGTCGTCCGCATATTCTGCATCTGTTTTTTGCCTTCCGGCTTTTTTGGAGTCGTAGTAGTACTCGCGAGCCACGTACCATTTATTTTTATATCTGCCAAATAATAAAAAGCAAGTTGGTGCGGCTGTTCCATAGTCCACTGATACGTATATCTTATCAAACTTCTCGGGCAATTCGTTAACTACATTCTTAGGAATAGAAAATTGATCGTAAATTGCTCCCTCGGCATTTACCCAAAGCCCAAGAACATAGCGGCTATAAAATAAACCAGTAAATTCTTTCTTAATCTCTTCTATATAACCAGGATCGAGGAAGGGGTTATCTTCAAGTGTAAAATTGAATACCTTTATATTTAGTTCTGGTCTGTCGATGTATTTTTTTTTCAGATAATGATTGCTTCCACAAGGATTCACGGTTCCGAAAAGTTTTGCATCCTTGATGGATAACCGAGATAACAGCATTGCCAGGTAAGACTCGGGGTACAGGCCCATTTCATCGCAATATGCGCCAGCTCCCGTTAATCCTTGAATGCGAGAGGCGGCCTTTTCATCTGTAGCACCCACTGTATAGCATTTTCTGCCATATATAAAAACTTCGCCAACTATTCGATTATATTTAAAGTTTTTTTCGCCCACGAGCTCCTGCACAATATTTAGGACATTTCGTTCCAAAGTTTTTTGGGTCTTACCAGTCATGATTAATGGGCCGGGAGGAGCCGATATGCAGTATTGAATAAACCGAATAATTGAGCCAATACTTTTTCCGGACCGTACACTTCCTGACCATATATTTATTCTGGCATTTGAATTTAATATGCTATAGCGTTGTTTCCCTGTTGGCAAGCTTAACATTAGTATTTACCCCTATTTATAATATTTATCATATTGATCACCTATTAAAATTGATAAGCTATTAATTATTAATAATATATCTCTTAGTATATAAATCTTTTTATAGGGTCGGGAAAAAGGGCCGAAAAATATTTGACCTTGGGCCTGCGAGGTTCAGAACTCTAAAAGGGAATTAACATTCAAACATATATATAATAATGTTATTATAACATTACATACATTTATAACTTAACAACTATTAAAACTATGTAATTGTTTTATGTTCTTGGTAATGTCATAAACTTAAGCCGCGAGCCTTCGGGCTCGCACTGCGATTCT